GAAAAGAATAGCGTACAATCTTAATGTAGACCCGTTATTAGTAGCACTTGATGAAAGACCTGAATTGTGGGAAGAAATCACTATACGTCAAACATTTGAGGGAACTAATCATAGTGATACAAAAACTATTTTTGCTAGAGGTCCACGTGAGTTTAGTGTGCATGAGTACATGGGAACAGTTGACGCATATGACTATGAAGCTACAAACACGCTAAAAGAAACGCTACTACCACTAATGAATGGGGTTTTAAACAAGTTAAAATGCGTAGAACTAGGGTACATATTAATTGTTAATTTAAAAGCAGGAGGATTTGTTAGTGCACACAATGACGAAGGAGCATATGCAGAGCATTATGAGCGTTACCACTTGGTTCTTTCTTCAGAAGAAGGTAACTTGTTTACATGCGGCGACGAGAGCGTCCACATGAAAGCAGGCGAGTTGTGGTGGTTCAATCATAGAGAGGAGCATGCTGTGATTAATAATAGTAGCAAAGATAGAATACACATTATCTTTGATGTAGTGCGAGAGGAAACAAATGAACTATAACGATAAGCTGTGGGCTGTTAAACAATTTGTAGAGGATAACTTTGATGACCCTGTAGAATTAACCATTGCATTAGGACTATCCGTAGAAGATTTTATCAACCTGTTACCAGATGTACTGGTAGCTAACTACACTAAGTTTTTTAACGATGACGACACTGAAGAAGACACTGCCAAAGAAGACGAAGCCAACAAACGACTTGGAGAAGACTGGGAAGAAGAGGAAGAAGGAGGTTACTAGTAACACACAAGTAGTTGAATGGAAGCAAGAAGTGAGTGACTACTTGAAAGGTAAATAAAATGAGTAATGTTAAATTAGTGTGGGCTACACCTGATGCCGAAGAGAAAGTGGCATACATGGCTAGGGTGAGTAATCCTAACAACCAAGACAACCCAGAGACTGCGCCTAAACTACTTAGCTATTTGGTGCGTAACAAACACTGGAGTCCGTTTGAGATGGTTAATGTGTGTATGGAGATTGAGTGCACTAGAGATATTGCACGTCAAATCTTACGTCACCGTAGCTTTAGCTTTCAGGAGTTTAGTCAGCGGTATGCCGAAGCGTTAGACTTTAAGTACGGTGAGGTTAGGTTGCAGGATGAAAAGAATCGTCAGAATAGTCTACCTACACAAGACCGTGAACTACAACGATGGTGGGAAGAAGAGCAATGTAAGGTAATAGCACAAGCTAGACATGCGTATGGTTCAGCCTTGAATCAAGGGATAGCTAAGGAAGTTGCACGTAAGGTATTGCCAGAAGGATTGACAACGAGTAGAATGTATATGAATGGTACATTGCGTAGTTGGATGCACTACTGCGATATTAGGTGCGATGAAGCAACCCAAAAGGAACATAGGGAGATAGCTGAACAATGCAAAAAGATACTAGTAACGATAGCCCCATCAATAATGGCAATCTAACCTGTACTGTCTGTGCGTGTAACTTTAGTATTGAGTCGGAAGGAGGTGTGGATGGTTATTTCGGTATTCTTCCAGTACATTTCTGTCCTGACTGCTTTAGTAGCATGTGCTGTATGGTTAGTTTATTAACAGACGAGGAGGATGAATAATGATTTCAGGAATTGATATTGAGCATATGCGAGAGATAAAGGACGTGCCTGACAATGCACGATTTAAACTAACAGACGACTTACCTAGCAGTCATTACCAAGCAGACAGTTTGTTTACAATGCTGTATAAAGAGTTGCCTTATGTAATTTGTATGGATGCACAAGGTAATGTACACAAAATATCGTCACGGTTTAAAGTGGTGTTAGTTGATGTACTGTAACGGGGAGTGGACACAAGGTAGGTACAATAGCTTTATCAAAAGCATTTTACGTTCTGGTTTCAGGCGCTGGAAGCCTAAGTACGATACATTAGCAGAGGCTTTTGTAGGACGTAAAGTTAATAAGAAGACTGGTAAGCTAGGCAAACACTACCGCTGTGCCGCATGTAAGAAACATCACCCATCAGCAGACGTACAAGTAGACCATATCAATCCCATTGTAGACCCTGAAATAGGGCATGAATCATGGGATAAAGTGGTGTATAATATGTACTGTGACAGTGACAACTTACAAGTGTTGTGTAAAACCTGCCATGCCAAGAAGACCAAAGAGGAGAGGTCAGTAGCGGCTAAGGGTAGGGCTAAAAGAAAGGTTACTAGTAATGGAACATAATAAATCATTCCTAGAGTGGTTTAATAAACCAGAAGTAAGTGGCTACAGAGCCGCAAGGTTCTATGATGACATAGAAATAAATTTAGAGGACCTTGACAAATTAGAGAAAAGTATGGTACAATGGTTGTACGAAGCCTATACACAAGGAGTTACAGATGGTAGTCAATGAAGAAGAAGCTTGGTTGTACCACACAATCAAAGACTTTGAATACATCGTCAACAGTGGTAAGTACGGCGTTTTGTTCTATGATTTGTTAGGTGAGGACACTAAGCAAGTGTTAAAAAACATGCTTACTGCTGAAGCTAACAATCTCAAAGTAGTCAAACAAGACGACGATTACGCTGTACAAGAGGTATAAAATGATGGTCATAGGAATACGCCTTATGGCAGGATTTGTGTTGGGGTTTGAAATAGCCCCTGTACCCGGAGTTTATTTAGACATTAGCCTAGGCGTGTTTAATATTTATTTTTACAAACCTGATGAAATGGAAGATTGATGAATACGTACGAAACATTTATTGCTAAGAGCCGCTATAGCCGTTTCCTAGATGACAAGCAACGTCGTGAGCACTGGCCTGAGACAGTTGATCGGTACATGACTTTTATTAACAAACAGTTGGTAACCAAACACAACTACACTATCCCAGAAGAGTTGTACAATGAGTTGCATAGTGCCATCCTAGGTCGGGAGGTAATGCCTTCTATGAGGGCTGTAATGACCGCTGGTGAGGCTTTAGACCGTGACAATACCGCAGGGTATAACTGTAGCTATTTGCCTGTAGATGATGTTAAATCGTTTGACGAGGCTATGTACATTCTATTGTGCGGCACTGGTGTAGGCTTTAGTGTTGAAAGCAAGTATGTAAACAAACTGCCAGAAGTACCTACGCTGATGTTCAACAGTCATACTAATATCGTTGTACGAGATAGTAAAGCTGGTTGGGCTAAGAGTTTACGACAGCTAATTGCTTTGCTATATTCTGGTGAGATTCCTACGTGGGATGTGTCTAAAGTACGCCCTGCTGGTGCTCGACTAAAAACCTTTGGTGGACGTGCCTCTGGTCCTGAGCCACTGGAAGACTTGTTTAAGTTTGTTATTAGTAAGTTTAAAGGTGCGGCTGGACGTAAGCTAACCAGTCTAGAGTGCCACGACATTATGTGTAAGATTGGCGAGGTGGTGGTTGTAGGTGGTGTACGTCGATCTGCAATGATTAGCTTGTCTGATTTGACTGACGATAGGATGCGTCATGCTAAAGCTGGAAGCTGGTGGGAACGAGAAGGACAACGTGCTCTTGCAAACAATAGCGCAAGCTATAATGAGAAACCTACAGTTGGCGAATTCATGTCTGAATGGTTGGCACTGTACCAGTCTCATAGCGGGGAGCGAGGTATATTTTCAAGGGCGGCTGCTAAAACTACAGTTGAAAAACTTGGACGGCGAGACACTAGCTATGACTTTGGAACTAATCCATGTTCCGAAATCATCTTACGCCCATATCAGTTTTGTAACCTTACAGAAGTTGTTGCCAGAGAAACGGATGACGAAACTACTCTTACACGAAAGGTTGAACTTGCAACTATCCTCGGAACTTTCCAATCTACTCTTACCGATTTTCCGTATCTAAGAAGCATCTGGAAGAAAAACACAGAAGAAGAGCGTCTGCTAGGGGTGTCTATCACTGGTATCTTAGACTGCCCAGTGCTGAATGATGTACACGACGAGGGTCTGTCATCAAGGCTAGAGCGGATGCGTGACTTAGCAGTCGTTACTAATAAGGAGTTTGCTAGTGTTCTTTCTATTCCTGCGTCTGCTTCTATCACATGCGTTAAGCCTAGTGGTACTGTTAGTCAGTTGGTCGATAGTGCCAGTGGTATTCATGCTCGCCATAGCCAGTATTATATTCGACGAGTTCGTAATGACAATAAAGACCCTATTACCCAGTTTCTTAAAGAAAAAGGAATCCCAAATGAGGCGGATGTAATGAAGCCTAACGACACAACTATCTTTAGCTTTCCTATGAAAGCCCCTGATGGTTGCGTTGTACGAGATGACTTAGATAGCTTTACACATTTAAAACTATGGTTAGCATACCAACGTCATTGGTGTGAGCATAAGCCATCAGTTACAGTGTATGTTAAAGAAGAAGACTGGCCTGCTGTAGGTGCATGGGTGTGGGAACACTTTGACGAGATTAGTGGCATCAGTTTCCTGCCTTGGGACGGTGGTAGCTATCGTCAAGCCCCATACGAGGAGATTACAGAAGAGGAATACTCTAAGTTGTTGTCAGCAATGCCACCAGCAGTTAACTGGGATGACTTTATCGAAACAGACGATAATGTAGAGGGCGCACAACAGCTTGCGTGTGTTTCCGGTGTCTGTGAAATCTGATGGAGAGTTAATTCAAGGAGTGCTAGATGGGGATTCGTCCTCATCTAGTTTGCTGTATAAAAAGTATTACAATAGAGTGCTTAGGTTCGTACACAACAAAGTACAAGACACAGCAACAGCACAAGACATAGCACAAGAAACTATGTTAGCAGCCTTAAAATATCTGCATACATACAAGGGTAAGAGTAGTTTGTACACATGGCTATGCACTATAGCAATCAACAAGGTTTCTAAAGTGCGTAGTGTGGGTGAAGTTATGGTGCACGAGAGCGTTACTAATAGCACACCAGAAGATAGTTTTTCTTCTAAGCAAACTATGTTTAATATATCAGAGGCATTTAAAGCACTATCAAAGATGCATCAAATGGCTTTGTTTTATAAAGTGTATGAGCAGTTGACCTATAAAGAAATAGGTAGTAAAATAGGTTGTACGCCAAGCTATGCTAAATTTTTAGTGTACGAAGCTAAACAAATTGTAAGACCACTACTAAAGGAAATGTATAATGAAACTAACCGTACTAAAAGAAAATGACGACGGATCGGCAGATGTAAAGCTAGAAAGTATTAATCCTAAAATGATGCAACTTATTCTTCAAACAGGATTAATTAAATTGCTAGAGGAAGCAATCACTAAAGCTGAAAAAGAAAACAAACTACCTTCTTTGTTAAAGGCTAACAATGGATAAGTACGACGAAGTAATGACTACACAGTATGGTGGCAACCACTACAAAGACCGTAAGATTCAACCGTGGGAAGTATGGGAGGCATACGACATGAATGGTTGGGAGGCTAGTGCTCTCAAGTATTTATTGCGATATAAGGATAAGGGCAAGCCGCTAGAAGACTTGTACAAGTGTAGGCATAACGTTGAATATTTGATTGCAAAAGAAGAACGTAAATTAAAAGCTAATACATCACCTAGCCATCCCTCGCCAGAGGTGTTTCAATCAATAGTACAACAACTAACTAAATAAGAAAGGGGCTTAATGCCCCTTTTTTTATTTTCCAGCCTGTACATCAGCAATGAGTTTTTCTTGTTCTTTTTTGTTTAACTGAGCGTACCTATTAGCCATTATTACAGGATCAAGACCGTACGCCTTAGCAGTTGTTAATAAATTTTTACGAATTTCTTCAGGAACATTAAACTTAACAAATGCCTCATCCGGTGTCATGTAATATTCACTAGACTGCGTTGTAGGTGTGCTTTCAGTTTTCGCACTAGTCTTTTTCTTTGTTTTACCAGCTTCTTCCTTTGCTTTCAAAGCCTCATTATTCTCAATAATCTTTTGTAAGTCTTGAGCAGTAGTAGTGGTAGTTTCTTCAGGCAATGCTGGAGCCTCTGTAACTGGTGCTGTAGTCTCTATAACTGGTGCTGGAGCCTCTGTAACGGCTGGTATAGGGGTCATCTTACCTGTAGGGTCGTAGAAAGGCATCACCTGCTTACCGTTATTAATAGCGTTTGCATACCCCATACCAATTGCACTAGGGTCTTCATTCGTAAGCATAGCCCGTCCATACACCGTAGTGATTGAGAGTGCTTTGGTTTGTCTCCTGAACTCTTCTGCAATTGCACGTGACTTAGGGTCACGAACAGATACGGCTGTACTCATACTGTCCATATACAAAATACCTTCTGGTGAAACACCTACTTTGTAATTTGTACCATACTTAGTGTTGAGTACGTCACGAATCTGGCGAATCTGTTCTACACCGTTAACTGTGCCTCGACTAACGTTGTTCTTAACAACGCCCAAGTCAACTGGATTTAAATTAGCCAGCTTAGTACTAAACTTTTGATAGTTGGAAATCAATAGTTGGCTCTCAGCGCCATACTGTGCTGAAGTAGCAAACGCAGAACTAATCACGTTAATTTCTGGCTGACTCAAGTCTGCTTTGTCTAACAAGGTAACTGCGCTAGCAACCAACGATGTGTGCCCTGCTTTA